AAGATCGCGGAAATCGCCTTTCGGCAGGCAATCGGCATCATCAAGCTGGATGAACAGTTGACTGCGCTGTTCCATCCGCAGACGCACCAGAAGACGATTACACACCGCACCTCCGGCGCGATCATCGTTATCAAGGCTGCGGAGGCTGATGTCATCACTGGCAGCAAGGCAACGTTTATCCTGATTGATGAGCTGCATGTGTTTGCACAGAAGCCGCGTGCCGCCGACCTGATGACCGAAATTCGCGGCTCGCTTGCTGCAAGGCCGGATGGCTTCCTGCTTATCATCACGACGCAATCCAAAGCGCCGCCCGCCGGAGTTTTCAAGGAAGAACTGAATATTGCCCGGCAGGTTCGGGACGGCGAATTGAAGCGCTCATTGTTGCCGATCCTGTACGAACTTCCGTTCGAGGTGGCGAACGACAACGGTTGGCGCAATCCAAAGAATTGGGGAATCGTCAATCCGAACCTCAATCGATCCGTTGACGAAGCGTTCCTTGTGGACGAGCTGGCGGCGGCGGAAGAGAAAGGGCTTGCCGCTCTTCTGTTGTTTGCCTCGCAACATTTCAACGTTGAGGTAGGGCAATCTCTCGGCGGCTGGCGCGGTTCTCATTTCTGGAAAGAGCGGGCACTGCCGAAGCTCGTCAGCCTCGAATATCTTCTGGAGCAATCGGAGGTAGCCACGGTCGGAATCGATGGTGGCGGACTTGATGACCTTTTGGGTCTGGCTGTCCTCGGACGTCATCGCCTCACGCAAGATTGGCTCTGCTGGGTCCACGCTTGGTGTCAGCGCGATGTCCTGAATCTCCGTAAAGATATCGCGACCAATCTTCTGGACGCCGAAAAAGAAGGGTCGTTGACGTTCTGCGATGATGCCACGGCCGATATCGTCGGCGTGGTGGAAATCTGCAAGAAGGTCCGCGACGCCGGTTTGCTGCCGGACGAATACGGAATTGGCCTCGACCCGCAAGGCGTCGGCGCGATGGTGGACGAGCTGGCGCGCTACGGCATTGGCCGGCCGCTCGTCACGTCCGTTCCTCAAGGTTTTCGGTTGTCCTCGGCAGTCTGGAGCCTTGAACGGAAGCTGAAAGACAAAACCTTCTGGCATGCCGGGCAGGGTCTCATGACGTTCTGCGTGGGCAACGCCAAGGCAGAACAGCGCGGCAACGCCGTTCTCATCACCAAGGAAACCGCAGGCAAAGCGAAAATCGATCCGCTCTGCGCTCTCTTCAACGCAATCAAACTGATGGAAGTTGGCCCGGTCGCTGCGGCTACAGTCGCGTCACCTTGGGACGATCCTGATTACACGATGGTGGCCTGATGGGTTCCAAGAAAAAGAGACTGGAGAAGCGCTCCGCTTCTCTGGAGTCGCAATCCATTCCCGTCAGTGCTGAAAACTTCATGGAGTTTTTCGGCGTCGGCGGCATGGGCGGCTCGCTCCCTTCGGTGACGATTGAAAGCGCGCTCAAAGTGCCAGCGGTGCAGGCGGCGGTTCTCTTCCTTAGCCGGACACTGGCATCGCTGCCGCTCCATGTTTACCGCAAGGTCGAGAGCGGGCCGGTTCGGCACGGCGGCAAACTCGCCGCCGTGGTCGAGGAGAACCCCAACGACGAAATGGATACCTCCAAGTTTCGTCGTTACTTTTGGGAACAGGTCTTCACAGGCGGACGCGGCCTTGCATGGATCGAGCGAAAGGGCGCAAGCGTAGAAGCGATATGGCCTATCGATCCCGGCTCCTGTTCGGTTGTTCGACGTGGCGGAAAGCTTTTCTACAAGTTCGACGGGAAAGAGTACCCCGCCGCTGATGTGATCGATATTCCGTTCATGCTCAAGCGCAACATGGTCAACCATCGTGGCCCTGTTGCGATGGCCGAAAAGGCCATCCAGCTTGCCTTGGCAATGAACGATTACGCATCAAACTTCTTCGCTGGCGGCGGTGTCCCGCCTCTGGCGCTGGAAGGTCCGCTGCCAGCCAACGCAGAGGCGATGAAACGGGCGCGGTCAGATGTGAAGCGTGCCGTTGAAGCGGCTCGCGAAGACCATCTGCCACTTGTGCAATTGCCTTCGGGGTACAAGCTCACGCAGGTGGGTTACGACCCTGCGAAGGGGCAGATGACCGAAGCCCGGCTCTATCAGGTGCAGGAAATTGCGCGCGCGTGGCAGATACCGCCGAACTTCCTCCAAGACCTGTCCCGCGCCACCTTTTCGAACGTGGAGCAAAACGACCTTCATCTGGTGAAGCACATCGTCAGCCAGTGGGCCATCGCCTTCGAAGGTGAATTGAACCTCAAACTATTCGGCAGGTTCTCGACCCGTCGCTATGTCCGTCACAATCTCGATGGCCTGATGCGTGGCGACTATCTAAGCCGGCTTCGCGCTCTTGCTGCGGGCGTGAACGCGGCGCTGCTGACGCCGAACGAAGCGCGGGAAATCGAGGGGCGACCCAAAAACCCCGAGCCCGCCGCCGACCGCCTGCATATCCAGAGCGGCACGGTTCCAATCGGAACGAACACTGCGGGCGTCGGCCATAACGGCGGTCCGCCTCTTGGTGACGATACCAACGAAAATCAGGTGGATGATGACCGGCAAGATTGAACGGGAAATACGCGCTCTTGTCCGCCCGGTGGAAACAAGGGCGGACGGTGAAAAAATGACGGTCGCAGGCTATGCGGCAGTCTTCGGGCAGGAAACGGATATTGCCGAAGAGTTCATTGAGGTTATCGAGCCGGGGGCGTTTAAACGCTCGATCAACGGCGAAGATGTCCTTGCGCTCTACCAGCATAACCCCTGCTGCATCTTGGGCCGCAGGTCAGCCGGAACACTCCGGCTGAAAGAGGACACCAAGGGTTTGGCTGTTGAAATCGACCTGCCCAACACCACCAACGGCCGCGATGTCCGCGAACTTATCCAGCGCGGCGATATCTCGGGAATGTCTTTCGGCTTCTACGTGCCGGACACTATTTCCGAGAGATGGGATTTTTCGGTCGATCCGCCGCGTCGGCGCATCCTGAATGTTGAGCTTTATGAGGTCTCGATTGTGGCGAACCCCGCCTACTCGGGAACCTCCGTTGCCTTGCGGTCGCGGGATAATGCCCGCGCCGCCTCTGAAATCCGATCGATCCTGCCGGCAAGCCGCTTGCGGATGAAATTCGGTATCGACCTCGCGCTGCGGAAATAGCCGCGCTTCTTTTTTGCCTCACCACAACATGGAGATTTTTATGTCGCAGAAACTCAAAGAACTGCGTGAAAAGCAGGCGCGCATTGTTACCGAAGCGCGTGAACGCCTCGATAGCATCGGGGAAAACACCGATGCTGCTCGCGCTACCGAACTCGAAGGACAGCACGATGCGGCAATGGCCGAATATGACCGGCTTGAGGCGCTCATCAAGCGTGAAGATGACCTCGTAAAGCTGGAGCGCCGCGAAGATGAGCGCCGCGCGCAGCAGCGTCCCTTGCGCGACACGCCAGAATATCGCGCCTCCGACGATCCGCAGGGTGGCAAGGTTGAATATCGCAGCGTCTTCGCGAAGGTCGTTTGCGGTGTCGATCCATCCGAACTGACGGCGGAAGAACGTTCCGTCCTGCGTAGCGGCGCAACCAAATTCGAAACCAGAACGCAGGTTGCCGGCGTTGCTGCCGCTGGCGGCTACACCGTGCCGACCGAGCTTGCGAACGAAATCATCAAGTCGATGAAAGCTTGGGGTCCGCTTTTTGATGAAGATATCTGCACGGTCATCACGACCGCGAGCGGCAATCCCATGACCGTACCGACCGTTGACGACACGGCCGAAGAGGCCGCCGCAAAGGCCGAAGGCGCTGACGTGGCGGACGACAACAGCGGCGATGTCGAATTCGGACAGAAGCTGCTGGAGGCGTTTGTCTATGCAACGCCGTTCGTAAAATGGTCGTTCGAACTGGATGCAGATTCCATCTTCAATATGGAGCAACTGCTCGGTTCGCTGGTGGGCGAGCGTCTGGGCCGGATAGGCAATCGCCGCCTGACCTCTGGCACGGGCAACGCCCAGCCGAACGGTCTGGTGACGGCATCCAGTCTGGGCAAGGTGACGGCCGCTGGCAACGGCTTCACGTGGGATGACGTCATGGACCTGGAGCATTCCGTTGATCCCGCATATCGCGGCTCTCCGAAGTGCCGCTACATGTTCCATGACAAGGTGCTTGCCGCCGCTCGCAAGCTGAAAGACGGACAGGGTAACTACCTTTGGCAGAAAGGCGATGTCCAGAAAGGCACGCCGGACAGCTTCAACGGCAAGCCTTACTCGATCAACCAGCACATGGAAGAAATCGCGGCGGACAAGCGCATCATGGTATTTGGCGACTTCTCCAAGTACTTCGTCCGCAAGGTTGGCTCTCCCGTTATTGGCGTGTTGCGTGAACGCTTCTGGCCGCAGGTAGGCATTGCCGGTCTGATCCGCTTCGATGGCGAGCTAGGCGATACCGCCGCAATCAAGCACCTCAAAACCGCTGCCTAAGGGCTCGGCTTTGCAAGGCGGGCGCGACATAGCGCCCGCTGACAAAACCGATGGAGGCTCACATGAAAATCAAAATGCTTTTAGGTCTGGCGGGTGCGGATTTCTCGCTTGCGCCGGGTGATACCCCGCTCGACGGCCAGTTTACCGAAACAGAGGCGCAACGGCTTGTCGATGCCGGTTTGGCGGAGTGGATGAAGGATGATCAATCCTCCGAAGTCACTCTTGCGCTGACCCTCGACAACGAAAATCTGCTTAAGGAACTGGAAGAGTTGCGGACGCTCGCCGCACAACTTGCAGAAAGCGAAGCGCGGATTGTCGTCCTCATTGGCGAAAACGATGCGCTCCAGCAGCGGGCAGAAGGCGCAGAACTTTCGCTGGCTGATGCGGTAGCAAGCGGCGGCGTCCTGCACGGTCGCGTCGTTGATCTGGAAAAAGCGCTGGCCGACAGCGCGGCGCTACTTGAGGAACGCGATGCGCTCCAGCGCCGGGCGGAGGATGCTGAAACATCGCTTACCGAGGCGGCAGAACGTGGCGGCATGCTGGAGCGTCGCATTGCCGAACTGGAAAAAGCGCTGGTCGACGGCGCAGCAGATCAGGGCAAGAAAAGCAAATCGGGGGCAGGCTGATGTGGTATGCGGCGAATGCGGTAGCAAAAGACCCGGCTGCGCTGGCGGTTCCTCTTGCTGACGTTAAGGTGCGCCTTAGCGTCGATCATTCGGACGATGACGGTTTGCTTTCCGATATCGTCCGTGAAGCAACCGCGTACGTCGAAAGCTATTGCAACATCCGGCTCATGCCGCAAACACTGATCAGTCAGTGTGATGGCTTTCGGGATTTCCGGCGACTTCCTGACGGGCCTGTGTTTACGGGTGCCATCAAGGAAATCGGCTACGTCGATCAAGCCGGCAACATCCAGACGGTCACGGCGGACAGTTACAGCCTTCAGCTCGATGGGCTGGAAGCCTCGATTGGTCTCAAGGCCGGTTACGTCTGGCCTCTTCCTCGTTTTGGCGAACGGATCACAGTGACGCTCGATGCGGGATACGTGGACGACATTCCATACGAAATCCGTGCTGCAATCCTGTCGCGTGTCGCATCTGTTTATCGTGGCCGCGAGAATGCGCCGATGGGTGAATGGTCGGACTTTGACTCTCTTTTGATCAATTTCAGGAGGGGTGCGTGATGGCCCGCGTTCGTTTCACCGATGATTTCGATTATCGGCCGCCTGTCTTTGGCGTCACCATTGCTTACAAAGCCGGTTGGTCCGGCTCTGTAAAAAAAGAATGTGCCGATCAGGCTGTTGCGCAGAAAAAGGCTGTGCGGATAAAGCCGCCGCCTCGATCTTCTGAAAAGGTGACCGAGAATGCTTAATGCGGGAGACCTCAGAGAGCGCGTTGCGCTCGACAAACGGCAGGCAACCAATGACGGCGCTGGAAATCATCGCACGGACTTCGTCCAGCAATTCGAGCGTTGCGCTCAGTTTGTCTATGCGGGCGGCAGCGAAGCGGTGATGGCGGAACGGTTAGGGGGTCGGTCGGTCCTCAAAATTAGACTCCGCAAAGACAGTCAGACGAAACAAATCACGTCCGATTGGCAATTGCGCGACGTCCGGCGCGGTACGGTTTATGCGATCCGCGAAGCCGATACCGTGACACACCCACAATGCGTCTATCTGGTCGTTGTCAGCGAGGTGGCCTCATGAAAATCATCGGCATTGAAAAGATGATGCGCAGGCTTGAACGCATTCCGGCCGAAGTCCGTAAGCGTGCCAAAGCGGAACTGATGTTGCAGGCCCGCGAAATCAACATGCTCCAGCGCTCGCTTGCCCCAAAGGACGATTTGACGCTTGCCGGAACGATCCGTTCCGAACCTCTGCCCGATCCGCAAATTGGGGCGGTTATTCTAGCGGGTGGCGAGGCCACCACGAAGCCCGTGCGCGAAACGGAAAAGGGTAATTCGCCCGAGTACGATTATGCGCTCGCGCAGGAGTTTGGCAGGGAAGGCATGCCGGCGAATCCGTTTTTCCGGCCTGCCATCCGCGTGAAGAGAAAACAGGCGCGTAACCGTGTTAGAGCGGCAGTGCGCAAGGCACTCAGAACGGCGGCGAAGAAATGAGCGATCCGGCATATGCTATTCAAGTGGCGCTTGTCGGGCGGCTTGTGGCACTCGCAACGGAAGCCGGACAGCGCGTCTATGACGATGTGCCATCCGAGGAGCAACGCACGTCCGATACCGGCGAGGCTTGGCCTTATATCTCCCTCGGTAACGGGCAGATGGTGCCGGTTGACGAAGAATGCTTCGACCGCTCATCCACCTACATTGATGTCAATGTCTGGTCGCGCGATATCGGTTTTCCGCAAGTGAAACGCATTGCCGGCGCAATCCGCGCCGCCCTGCACGAAAAGGAGCTGGCGATTGCTGGCCACGTCCTCGACCGGATGCGCGTCGAGAACATCGCATATTCGCGTGATCCTGACGGCGTGACCCGCCGCGCGCGCCTCGAATTGCTGGTTGAGACACAGCCAGCAATCTGACCCTCAACAAACATTTCAAACCTTGGAGGCTCGTCATGGCGACGACTAAGAAACTGTTGGTTCAATTCGGCGATGGCGAACAGCCGGAAGAATTTGCGCATTCCTGCACCATCAACACGTCGCAGGATTTCACTATCGAGGCGACGACAACCGACGCCACGGACCCTAATTGCCTTGACCCGGATGCGCCGGGCTGGGTGCTGCGCTCGGTCGATACCCTTTCCGCCGCTATCAACGGCGCTGGCACGGCCGATGTCGTCAGCTATGGCGTATTGCGCAAAAAAGCCCTCTCTGGTGAGCCTTTCAATATCCGCGTGCTTATCGATCTACCGAAGGCGCAGGGCGGCGGCTGGTATGCCGGCAGGTTCGTCATCACCTCGCTCGGCCTCGCGAAAGAGGGTAAGGGTTATCTGTCCTCGACAGTTGCCCTGCAATCGGATGGCGTGGTTGCGTGGGTTGAGGCCGCAGCATGACGGCGGCCTTTGAAGCTCCGTTTGGCGGAAAGAAACATTCTTTCCGCCTGCCCCTTGAGGGCTTGCAGGAATTGCAAGCTGTCTGCAATGCCGGCCCGGCTACGATCCTCGCGCGTCTGATGTCGGCCCAGCCGCAGGCCGCCAACATGAAGCGGCCGAACGCAGATGATTATCAGCTCGGCGCGCAAGACCCGGATTTTTTGGCGAACTGGAATCTGTATTCGCTCCTGCGCGGTATCGGTGGCGATTGGCGGGTGGAAGACGTCCGCGAAACGATCCGCCTCGGGCTAATAGGTGGCGGAATGGCTCCGACTGATGCCTTCATCGCTGTTTCCAGCTACGTCGATCAGACGGAAAAATATCCGCTTGTTGACAATGTCGGGGTTGCGTCAGGCATTCTTCTTCACGCGCTGACCGCGCCGGCCGGAGAAAATCCGGGAAAGGCCAAGGCCGAGGAAACGACGACAGCGACCGAATAGTTTTCTCGGATCTATACGGCCTCGGCGCTGTCATGGGCATGCCGCCCTCCGAGGTCAAGAAGATGATGCTTTGGGAATTCGCAGCCTGCGCAAACGGGTTTGCGAAAGCCAATGGCGCTGAAGAAGCCGTAGAAGCGCCAAGCTTCGAAGAACATCTGGATATGGTGCGCCGGCTCAAACCTCGGTCGTGATGATCTCTCGGCCGATAAAAAGCAGAACTAGCCCGATAAGCGATGCTGTTGCGAGTGCGATCAGTATCAACGGCGACGGCGCGAACGCATCCACTTTGCCGCCTACCTCTCTTAGTGCCTGCTGATAGGTTTGCTGCCCCTCTGTAAGCCGGGGCGGTAAGGCGTAATAGGCGGCAATTGGCGTCGGCGCGATGAATAAGATCGCGCCGATCTTTCCCAGCGTTGTCAGGCGGTATCTCGAAACC